ATGACCGTCAGCTTATCCGGGATAACCTGACGGTCATCTATCAGGCGGTCGATGCCGAAGACGAAATGGACCTCGACTGGTTTCTGGAGCGTTGCCGCATCGCCGTCCTTCAGCATGGCGCGAAGGTAATTGTTCTCGACCCCTGGAATGAGCTTGAGCACAAGCGCAGGCGCGACGAAAGCGAGACCGAATACACAAACCGCGCGCTTCGCCAGTTCCGCAGGTTCGCCGATCGATATCAGGTCGCATTCTGGGTCGTGGCGCATCCGACCAAGCCCGAGAAGGGCTTTACCGGCGTTCCCAAGCTCTACCAGATCGCTGGCTCGGCGGCATGGGCGAACAAGCCGCATTACGGCCTGACTTATCACCGTCCTGACCCGGCTGAAAACGCCGGCCAGCTTCACGTCACCAAGGTCAGGCAGGGCTATCCCGGCAAGAAGACGAGCAAAGACGGCATCGCTGTCCATCTCGATTTTCGCACATGGCAATTCATCGCAGGGACGGCAGCATGACCCACCACCCTGAATACCAAGGGGAAGAGAGGTGAGCGGTCAAGCAATCTGGTGGATCGTCATTTCGCTGATCGCAGCTTTCCGCATTTGGGCTGTGGCATCGGGCATTTTTGCCAGCGCGTTCGCACAGGAACGCCAAGCGCGCGCAGCATACCGATCCGCACAGCTGCAGATCGAGGAAGCCGAGCGGAACTACGCCAGTTTTCTCGCCGCTAACCCACTGACAACCCAAGGAGCATCCAAAGCGTGAATCTCATCGCTGAACTTGAGCGCGAAAGGAGCCACGCGGACAACATGGCGGGGATGGCTCAATTCTGGATGAAGCGCGCGCAGGATGCCGAGCGGTTAGCGCTGCTGCTCGTCATGGCGGCTGGTGGCGAGATCGTGCTGCACGAACTGGACTTGATCCATGATCGCGAACTGACGTTGCTCAAGGAGCGCCGAGCCGAGGATATGACTATCATATTTTCGACAAAAACCAAGCAAAATCAACAAGGAGCCCCCCATGAATAACCGAGGCAGGCCGGCATGAAGCACGCGCCGCGTCTTGCTGGCTATCGTCCTATCCCGCGTGATTTTGCGGACACGTTCGCTCGCGTCGGGTGGGACGGGATCGAGGCAGAGCTTCACGCGCACAAGACGACGATCAAGCGCTGGATCGACCAGTACGACGCGCAGGCAGATGCAGAGGACCGCCCACGCCTTTACGTGATCCGCCGGCAATGGCTCGAGCGCCACTACGCTGAGAACCTTGGGGGCAAGAGGATCGCGGGCGTCAGGCCAGGGCGCGCGAAACGGTATGTGCTGGGGCGGACACTATCCGCCGTGATCACCGTCAAGGCAGAGGGGTAGGGAGCACGCTATGGCCTATGTCTCGGATCATGCTGTGCTCAGGTATCTGGAGCGCGTCTGCGGTATCGATATCGAAGCGGTGCGCGCTGAGCTCACGACGACCGCGATCGACACGGCAGCAAACTTCGGGTGCGAGACGATCATCCGTAGCGATGGCAGCCGCATGAAGCTTCACGGCGATATCGTCGCCACGGTTCTGCCCAAACCGACACGTTCGAAGCGAGGGCGGTGATGCCAGCCGGCCGCCCGTCCAAATATGATCCAGCCTATTGCGAGCAGGTAATCGCGCATATGGCTGATGGCGCGAGCCTGACGTCGTTCGCGGCTGAGATCGATGTTGCGCGCGATACGCTCAGCGAATGGGCCAACGCGCACCCGGAATTTTCCGCAGCCGTAAAAAGGGCCAAGGCAAAATGCGCGGCGTGGTGGGAGAAGCGCGGGCGTGAAGGAGCCCAAGACGGCGCGCCTCCAGGCGCAAACACACTGATCATATTCGGGCTCAAGAACATGGCGCCCGATGAATGGGCTGAGCGCACGCAAATAGATCATCGAAGCGCCGATGGAAGCATGACCCCTCCCAAGGAGCCGCGCTATATCTTGGTTGAGGCCAAGAAGAATGCTGGATGAGGCAGTCCTAGACTGCGAGATACCCGCCATCTTCGAGCCGTTCTTGCAGCCTGCCCGGTTCAAGGTTGCGGAGGGCGGCCGGGGCAGCTCGAAAACACGCAGCGTCATCACCATTCTCGTCAATAATGTGATGTCCTATGGTTGGCGCGTCGTGTGCTTCCGCGAGCTGATGGAAGCCATCGCAGAGAGCAGCTATCAGGAAATCGTTGAAGAGATCGACCGGCGCAATCTTCACGATCGGTTCGACGTCACGAAGACCGAGATATCCTGTCCGGCTTCAGGTGGTTGTTTCAAGTTCTCTGGAATCCGCGCATCATCGAAGCGGCTTCAGAATCAGAAGCTCAAGGGCTTCTCTAATTTCGACGCGGCCTTTATCGATGAGGGAGAGAGTATCACCAAGGAAAGCTGGAACGCGCTTGTCCCCACGATGCGCAAGGCTGGAAGCGAGATCTACGTATGCTTCAACCCTGCTTCCCCGCTCGATTTCATCTATCAGGCATTCGTCACCAGCCCGATCTATCCGGCCGTGTACGACGGGAAGCCGTACTGCATCACGCTCAAGGTCAACTATACCGATAACCCATTCTTCCCCAAAGAGCTCGCCGACGACGCGGATCTGATGCGGCTATCGGACCCGGAACTATTCCGACACGTCTATCTCGGCCAGCCGGTTTCGAACAATGCGCTGGCGATCATCAAGCCGGCATGGATCGAGGCCGCGGTTGACGCGCACATTCACATTGCTGATTTCCCTACCGGCGGCGGCAAGATCGGCGGGATGGACATATCGGGCGGCGTCGAAGGCGATGTGGTTGCGCCGAAGTCGAACGACCCCAACGCCTTCGCCTGGCGCTATGGCTGCATCATCGCCGGGCTTGAAGAGTGGCAGGACGAGAACCCGAATGCAGCTGCCGGGTATGCGCATCCGATTCTGTTGCGCGAGGGGATCGATACACTGAATGTCGATGACATTGGCGTTGGCGCGTCCGTTCCCGGAGAGCTTCAGCGGCTTCACCGAGTCGCGCAGGCGAAGATGAGCCTCATTCGGACGTTCACCTTCAACGGGTGGACCGCATCTGAATCGCCCTACTTGGCTGATAGCGAATACCAGCCGGGCAAGACGCATGGCGACATGTTCGCAAACCTGAAGGCGCAAGGGTGGGGGCTGCTCGCCGATCGCTTCCGCAACACATGGCAGGCGCGTAATGGCCTCCCGTTCGATCGCGAGCAGATGATATCGATCCCGTCCGGCCTGCCGATGCGCGACAAACTGCAAGCAGAACTGGCACAGCCTCGCAGGGAAAGCGTCAACGGGCGAATGAAGGTCGAGAGCAAGAAGTCGCTCAAGGCGCGAGGCATCCCATCCCATAACCTTGCCGACGCGGTTGTGATGGCCTTCTCGCCGATGCCGGAGGTGGGATACCTGCCCAACTACGCCGCCCTCTAACGAAGCGCCGTAATCACAGCGCGCCCCGCGCCGTACCCGCAAGCGATGGGCGTCGTCAGCTACATCCGTGATGGTCTGATCAACGCGCTGACCGGCGCAGGCACGACCACCGACCCGCGCGCCTACAATCATTACGTGCTACGCCGCCTGTCGTTTCAGGAGATCGACGCGGCGTTCCGATCATCGTGGCTCATGCGCAAGGGCATCACCAAGCCCGCGAACGACATGGTTCGCAACTGGCGCGACTGGCAGGCTGACAGCAAACAGATTGAGCTCCTTGAGGCTGAGGAAAAGCGGCTTGGACTGAAGGAGAAGTTCAAGCGCGCCGAGATACTGCGTGGGCTCGGTGGCGCCGGCATGGTGCTTTACATCAAGGGCCAAGACCCTGCGCAGCCGATCGATGCATCGCAGATCAAGGCCGGCATGCTCACCCGCATTCATGTCTGGCACCGCTCGAAATTCTCGCTGGGTCCAATGATCGTTGATTGGGATAGCGAGTGGTTCGGCCATCCGAGCTATTATGAGCTTGCGATGCAGGGAGCCAATGGCGGCTTATCGCTGAAATTCCACCCATCCCGCGTGATCGCGTTCCGCGGTGAGGCAGTGGCCGATATCAGCTCCACGACATATGACGACACATGGTGGGGCGACAGCAAGGTCCAGACCGTCAAGGACGCTATCGACAACGTTCACACTGGCGAGGATGGATTCGCGGCGCTGATCAAGGACGCGCGTAACCGCCGTATATCCGTGCCAAAGCTTCTGGAGCTAACCGCCACCACGGAAGGCGAGGCGCGGCTTCAGAAGCGCATGCAGGCCTTCGCGCTGGGTGAAAGCATGTTCGGCGTGTCGTGGATCGATGGCGGCGATGGCGACGGGAAGGGCGCTGAGAAGATCGAAGACCGCCAGATGGTGTGGACAGGAATTCCCGATATCAAGCAATCGAACCTGTCGGTAGCAGCCGCCGCGCTCAATATGCCGGAGACTGTGCTGCTCGGCCGGTCGCCAGCCGGCATGAATGCAACTGGCTCCAGCGACCTCGAGCTTTGGGACGAAGAGGTCAATTCGCGCCAGGACCTTGAGATGCGCCCGTGCATGGACCAGCTCGATATTGCGCTGATCCCGTCAGCCCTTGGCGCGCCGGACGAATCAATCTGGTGGGAGTTCGCCCCGCTTTCGTCACAGAGCGAGAAGGACGAGGCGACCACGTTCTTTACGACCATGCAGGCAATCGAGAAGCTGCAGGCAACGGGATCGGTTCCGCCGATCGCGTTCGACAAGGGGCTACAGAACCTGATGACCGAGCGCGGCTGGATGCCAGGGCTGGACGCGGCGTTGGCTGAGGTGCCTGAGAACGAGCGGTTCCCATCCGAATCAGCCGAGCCAGCGCCCGACCCCAACGCGCCGGTTGATCCGAATGCAGCTATTCCGATGCGCCGCGCCGCTAACGATGCACGCTTCTTGGATGCAACACCGCGCAGCCTCTACGTCAGCCGGCCAGTCCTGAATGTCGCCGAATTGCAGGCATGGGCGACCAAGCAGGGGCTGGGCAAGCTGCAACCCGATCTGCATGTGACGATCGCCTATTCGACAACGCCCGTCGACTGGATGAAGATCGACGGTGAGGATTGGAACCAGGAGAAGGACGGAACGATCGCGATCCCGCCGGGCGGTGTTCGCCTCGTCCAGCCGCTCGGCGATCGCACCGCGGTCTTGCTATTCACCTCATCGCGCCTGTGCTGGCGCCATGAACAGATCGTGCAGGCTGGCGCATCGTGGGATTATCCTGAGTACCAGCCGTATATCTCGCTGACTGGCGAGCCGGTCGATTTGTCGGGTGTCGAAGCTTATCAGGGACCGATCAAGCTTGGCCCGGAACTGTTCTCTGAGATCGTAGAGAATTGGGGCGCGGCCGAAGAAGACGACTGATGGCATCGAGTCCCGATCATCGCCACCAAACCGAGACCGCTACCGGCGCTCTCCTGCTCGGCCTACGCTACAACCTGCCGGCGATCCT